AGCTACTATAAGGATGAAAGAAGCAACAGGTGAGATTGATTGGGACTTAGCTGCTATGAGGGCATCCCAAAGCTCGTGGAAGGACGAATGGCTGACTTTGCTTTTCAGTATTCCTCTAGTACTGAGCTTCATGGGTGAGTGGGGCAGGGGCATAGTAGCAGATGGCTTTACTGCACTCGCAGGTATGCCACAGTGGTATCAGATAGCTTTAGGAGCTATTGTAAGTGCAAGCTTTGCCACACGGTCTGCTAGTAAGTTATTTAATATGAGGAAGAAGTAATGGCATTTAAGTTATCAAGTAGAAGTTTAGGTAAACTAGAAGGTGTAAATCCTTTATTAGTAGATACAGTAAAACGAGCCATAGAAGTGAGTTCTGTGGACTTTGGAGTAATATATGGAGTTCGTTCCCTAGCAGAGCAAAAAAAGTTGTACAAGGCAGGACGATCACAGACAATGAAGTCTCGTCACTTACTACAGCAAGACGGTACATCACATGCTGTCGATTTAATGGCATATGACGGCAGTAATCCAAGTTGGGATATTGTGATGTACGATGATATAGCAGACGCAATGAAAGAGGCAGCAGTAGAAACTGGAGCTAAAATTTGTTGGGGAGCCGCATGGCATATAGATGATATAGCCGAATGGAGTGGCACTATGGAACAAGCTATGAATGCTTATGTAGATTTACGTAGGAGTTCTGGGCGCAGACCATTTATTGATGGTCCTCACTTTCAACTTAGTTAGGAACATATAATGGCAGGGATAAAAAGAAAACATCCAGATGCTATGAAAGGTATCACTATTAAAAGTGGTCTTAAACGTCCTACTAACAAAGGAGCAGGATTATCTCAAGAAGCAGTAAATAAAATTAACAGAAGAACTGGTGGTAACTTAAAGACAGCCGTTACAGGTAAAGTAAAACCCGGAAGTAAAGATGCAAAAAGAAGAAAGTCCTATTGTGCAAGAAGTGCAGGACAAATGAAGCAGTTTCCTAAAGCAGCAAAGAATCCAAACAGCAGACTGCGACAAGCTAGAAAAAGGTGGAAGTGTTAATATGAGTGATAATGGAAAAAAGTATGGGTACTCATCTGTTGATAATTTAACAGGGAAAAGATTTAATACGGCATCTTTATTTAACTTTAATCCAGATAAAGCTAAATCAAAATTTAAAAGGTTTGAAGGTGGTTTTGGAGATCCTCGTGTAAATATAGGAGGTGGACAACTAAGACCTGATATAAGAAAAAATTATATTGGAGTGAAGTTTACAAAAGAGTTTAAGAAAAAATGACACGACAACTTACAGAAAAACAGCAAAAGCTTATAGGTGTTTTATTTTCTGAAGCAGGTGGAGATATATCTAAAGCTATTAAGCTTGCAGGATATGCAGAACATACAACACCATCACAGATTGTAAAAGCATTAAAAGAAGAAATACTAGAAGCTACTCAAGAGTTTATGGCAAGTAACGCTCCAAAGGCTGCAATGGCTATAGCAAGTGGTATTGATGATCCTGTTCAACTAGGACTAAGAGATAAGATGTCTGCAGCAAAAGAAATGTTAGACAGGACAGGATTAGTTAAAACAGAAAAGATGCAGGTAGAAGCTACAGGTGGTGTTATGTTGATGCCACCGAAGAATGCAGAAGAGGACTAATGCGTAACAGAGCATTGGGTAAGTGGAAGTTACCACAGCCTACTGACTTGAAGAGTGAGAACGAGTGGATGCCCATACCACGTATTGCACGAACAATACCATTTGGGTATCAAGTAGATCCTGAAGACAACAACATGCTCCTACCAGTTTCTGTAGAGCTAGATCTGTTAGAAAAAGCTAGAGATTATACAAAACAGTTTTCATATAGAGAAGTAGCAAACTGGCTGACTAAAAATAGTGGACGTACAATATCTCACGTAGGGTTGGTAAAAAGATTAAAGAATGAGAGACAACGAAAGAACAAGGCTACAAGCTTACGCAGATGGGCAGACTATGCCCAAAAGGCGATCCAAAAAGCAGAGGACTACGAAGAAAAAAGAACAGGTGCAAAAGAAAGCACAGCCGAAGACACCTCTAATTGAAGAAGAACTACTGCCACTAGAAGAAACTCGCAATATAATCTTTCAACCAAATGAAGGACCACAAACAGAGTTTCTGGCAGCAAGTGAAAGAGAAGTTCTTTATGGTGGATCAGCAGGAGGTGGTAAGTCCTACGCAATGTTGGCTGACCCTCTACGCTACATGGGACACCCTTCTTTCAGTGGTTTACTACTGCGTCATACTACAGAAGAACTACGAGAGCTTATATTTAAAAGCCAAGAACTATATCCAAAAATATGGAATGGTATTAAGTGGTCAGAGAGAAAGATGCAGTGGGTAGCACCATCAGGTGCAAGACTTTGGATGTCATACCTAGATAGAGATGATGACGTTCTAAGATATCAAGGACTAGCATTTAGTTGGATAGGCTTTGACGAACTTACACAGTGGTCTTCACCGTTTGCTTGGAACTACATGAGATCACGACTAAGATCTACATCAGCAGATCTACCAGTGTACATGAGAGCAACAACTAACCCCGGAGGTAGGGGGCATCACTGGGTTAAGAAAATGTTTATTGACCCTGCACCATATAACAAGGCATTTAATGCAACAGACATTGAAAGTGGAGAAGAACTCAAGTATCCTGCAGGACACAGCAAAGCAGGACAGCCCCTATTCAAACGTAGGTTTATACCTGCTCGACTTACAGATAACCCTTATCTCTCATCTCAAGGCGATTATGAAGCAATGCTTCTATCCCTTCCTGAACAGCAAAGAAGACAATTACTGGAAGGCGATTGGGATATTAAAGAAGGAGCAGCTTTCACCGAGTTTGATCGCAACATACATGTGGTTGAGCCTTTCCGTATACCTAGCAATTGGGTTAAGTTTAGGGCATGTGACTATGGGTATGGAAGTTATTCTGCCGTTGTCTGGTTTGCTGTTAGCCCATCTGAACAGTTAGTAGTATATAGAGAGTTATATGTATCAAAGGTATTGGCTACAGACTTGGCTGATATGATACTAGATGAAGAAGCAGAAGATGGTAATATAAGGTACGGAGTGTTGGACAGTTCTCTCTGGCACAAACGAGGAGACACAGGACCTAGCCTAGCAGAACAAATGATTATGAAAGGCTGTAGGTTCAGACCTTCTGATAGAAGTAGAGGAAGTAGAGTATCAGGTAAAAATGAAATACACAGAAGATTACAGATGGATGAATTTACAGAAGAGCCACGTTTGGTTTTTTTTAGCACATGTACTAACATCATCTCGCAACTACCTGCTATACCACTGGATAAAAAAAATCCAGAAGATATAGATACTCATTCAGAAGATCACTTGTATGATGCTTTAAGATATGGTATAATGTCAAGACCAAGGTTTAGTATATTTGACTACGATGCTGCAAATGGACAAACAAACTCAATGCCCATAGCAGACGCAACATTTGGATATTAATATGGCAGAAGAAGAAGAAATAATGATGGATGACACGTCTATAGCTATTGATGATGTAGCTGAAGAAGGTGGACAGGACGAAACTAAAAGTTATAATATCATACCATTTATTATGGACAGATATAAAAAAGCCGATGACTACAGAGAACAAGACGAACAGAGATGGTTAAGAGCCTATAGAAACTATAGAGGTCTATATGGTTCTGATGTGCAGTTTACAGAAGCTGAGAAGTCACGAGTATTTATTAAAGTAACAAAAACAAAAACACTTGCTGCTTATGGTCAGATAATAGACGTATTGTTTGCTAACAATAAGTTTCCACTCACAGTAGAGCCTACAACTCTACCAGAGGGTGTAGTATCAGACGTAAGCTTTGATCCCAAAGAACCTGAAAACATTAGAAGTAGATTAGATGAAATGGAAAGCCCATATGGTTTTTCAGGGGACGGTCAAGATCTACCTGCAGGAGCTACACAAAAGACTTTAATGGAAAAGCTAGGACCATTGCAGGGTAAGTTTGATGATGTAGATAATTTAAGAGAGGGTGTAGGTAAAACACCAACAGCAGTGACATTTAGTCCTGCTATGATAGCTGCAAAGAATATGCAGAAGCAGATACACGATCAGCTAGAAGAGTCTAATGCTAATAAACATTTACGAAGTACAGCTTTTGAAATGGCTTTGTTTGGCACAGGGGTAATGAAAGGACCGTTTGCTGTAGATAAAGAATACCCAAACTGGGATGACGAAGGAGAATATTCTCCTGTATTTAAGACAGTGCCACAAGTTTCACATGTATCAGTATGGAACTTCTTTCCTGATCCTGATGCAAACAATATGGATGAAGCACAGTATGTAATAGAACGACATAAGCTATCACGTACACAACTACGTGCATTAAAGAAAAGACCACACTTTAGATCTCAGGTTATAGAAGATGCTATAGCTATGGGAGAGAACTATAATAAAGAATATTGGGAAGATGATCTATCTGATTATTCACCAGAACATGCAATAGCACGATTTGAAGTGTTAGAATATTGGGGTACAGCAGATGTAAGTATGCTACGAGAGCAACAGATAGAGATAGCTGATGAGCTAGATGACTTTGATGAAGTGCAGATAAATGCGTGGGTATGTAATAATAAAGTAATACGAATGGTACTTAATCCATTTAAACCTGCAAAGATACCCTACATGGCAGCACCCTATGAGCTTAACCCATATAGCTTCTTTGGTGTGGGCATAGCAGAGAACATGGACGATACACAGACTTTGATGAATGGTTTTATGCGTATGGCTGTGGACAATGCTGTAATGTCAGGTAATCTGCTTATAGAGATAGATGAAACCAACCTAGTTCCCGGACAAGACCTGAGTGTATATCCCGGAAAAATATTCAGAAGACAAGGTGGCGCACCGGGACAAGCCATCTTTGGTACAAAGTTTCCAAATGTAGCTAACGAGAATATGCAACTGTTTGACAAAGCACGAGTGCTTGCAGATGAAAGCACAGGACTGCCTAGCTTCTCTCACGGACAAACTGGTGTATCTGGTATAGGGCGAACTGCATCAGGTATATCTATGTTGATGAATGCTGCGAGTGGTGGTGTAAAGAATGTTATAAAGAATGTAGATGACTATTTACTCAGACCTCTAGGCGAAGGACTGTTTAGATTTAATATGCAGTTTAACTACGATAAGAATACAAAAGGTGATCTAGAAGTAAAAGCTCGTGGTACAGAAAGCCTTATGGCTAATGAAGTACGTAGTCAAAGACTTATGCAGTTCTTGCAGATAGCAAGTAACCAAGCACTTGCACCCTTTGCAAAGTTTCAGTATGTAATACGAGAGATAGCCAAGTCACTAGACCTAGACCCAGACAAAGTAACCAACAACATGGACGAAGCTGCATTGCAAGCAGAGATCATGAAGAAATTTCAGCAACCCCCTGAAGCACCAACACCTCCTGCAGGAGCAGATGCACAAGATCCAACAGGAGCAGGTGGTGCAACTATAGGTACAGGACAAGTGCCTTTACCACAAGAACAAGGATTCTCAGGAAATGAACAACAACAACAGCCAAGTCAACAACCTACAGGACAAGCTACTCAGCAAGCTCAAGCCCCTAGTCAACAACAAGGACCAGTGGGACAGCTTCAATGATTATGTAAATTATCTTATAGCACAAAATCATGCTGTTATGGAGCAGACAAACGATTTAGTTATACTGCATAGATCACAAGGTGCTATCATGATGTTAAGAAGATTACGTTTATTAAGGGATGCCGTAAACAATGGGACTTCTAAGTAAGTTAATAAAAAAGACAGGAGAAGCTATAAGTGGTCCTACACCTACTGATAAATCTTTTGAACAAAAGAAAATAAATAATCCTTTAGTTAAAAAGAGAGTGCCAAAGTTAGAGAGTAAACAACGTAGTCAACAAGATTTTGAAAATTTAACATCCCCACTACCACCTAAATTAGGTGAATTATATAGTCCAGTTAAATCAACAATACAACAAATTCAAACTGGTAAAAAGGGAGTAAAGGGTGAGAATCTAGCAAAACGAGTAAAAGAGTTTGCACCTAATGTTTCAGGATCAGAAAAAAACTTTGCTAATGTTCAGTTAGAGCCAAAGAAAAGATATACACAAGAAGAGTTACTAAATTTATTAGGACAAAAAGTAGATGACTATGATGTAAGAATACGTGGAGAAAATTTAAGTCCTGACCTATACCGTAAGAGAGTTGATGGTACTCCTATAGAAGGTCCAGAAACTTTACCTTCATTTAAAAAAACTCAAAGACAAAAGATAGAAGATAAAGAGTTAGATTATTTTGAGCTTACTGTACATATGCCTGTACAAAATCCAGATGTAGAAAAAATAACAAAGCAACATTTTTCAGGAGGAGTTACTGCTCATACTAGAGTATCATTAAGAGAAGATGATCAAGGCAAACGGTATATATTAATAGAAGAAAGTCAAAGTGATGCCGCCAGAATGGCAGGAGAGCCAGTTCCAGATTTTCAAGAAGAAGATTTTGATATGGGTGCATTTGATGAAGACCGTGAATTAGTGGCTAGAGCAGATGCAGTGGGTTCAGATCAAGCATTTGAACTTAGTGTATTTAGTAATGAGTCTGCAGTACCATTCTCTGATAAGATGGTAGTCGCAACTAGAATTATTGAAGATCCTATTTTAAGTAAAGCAACAACAAGATATGGTGGCAAACATGATGAGAACCAACTTCAAATAACTTTTCAAGAAATAGAAAATGCTTATAAAAATAAAGAAACTAATATTATAAAAGACTTAGAAGCTTATTATAAAGATTTAGCAAACGATATTGATAATGATGTGAGGAGTCGTATAGATGTTTCAGATGTTGAAAATGCTCTTGGAGGTTTAGAAGGAACTGGACTTGAGGGTTTAAAAAAAATAGATTCATCTAAATTTAGTAATAAACAATTCTATGAACACTATAAAGATATGGTATTAGGAAATAAAAAATATCTTGGTGAAGAGTTTGAAGATGGGTTATCTAATATTGAGTTTGCTAAGTATGATGCTAAAGGTGCAAAGAAAAATGCAGAAGAGTTAATTGAAAAACTCAAAAATAAATATCCTTCTTTAAAAGATGATAAACTTTTTACATACAAATTTTTAACTAGCCAAGATGCAACTACTCTTTTTAAATTTGATGATGTAGTAAAAGAAAGAAGTTTTGAAGCAGACAAACCTTTTTCAAATGACTTTATTATAAAGATGTCAGAAAATGCACAAGACGCAACAGACACCACAAAGTTAGATGAGTTGTATGCAAAAGAACATCTTGATCCTATTAACAGAATATTTACATATGCTTTTAACAAAGACTTCCAAAATCATGTTGAAGAAACAAGTCCTAAGTATGTTGAAACAAAAGTTGAGTCTGATGATATTCTTGCTTTACCTAGTCCGTTTGACTTAGAAGAAGGTGGTGATAAAATTATAAATCGTTTATCTGAAAAAATAGTAACTGGAGAAAGAGTGTCTGCAAATTTATATGATATATCTGATGCTGTATTTAGAAGAGACATAGATAGAAGAGCAGCAGGTGTTGAATTAGAAATGTCAGATAGACAAAGAGAAATTGATATTGAAAATCGTAGAACAGAACAAAAAGGATACAAAGTATTGTATGATAAGAGTGACGTTCCTGTAAATACTAGAATGGAAATTATGTTATCTAGTTTAAAGAGTGCAATTATTTTAGCAAAGAAACAAGGTATTGATGAAATTGTTGTACCCTCTGCACGAGAAATTTCAAGACTTAGAGGGGCAAGCACTAAATACGATGATGCATTTGAAAAGCTATACACCGATGGACTTAGAAAGGCATTAAACCAGTTACAGCAGGATACTAAAGGTAACATAAGAGTTAGCACTAGAGTTTTAAGACACGATCCTGAGGGATCACTTGAGCCTGACTTTATGTTAGATGATAAGCCAATGTACGATAAAGATAAGTACAGAGAAAGTTTTGCTACATCTATAAACATACGTGATCTATTATTTGATCCAGAAACAGAAGCACTACGATTTAACATGGGAGGTTCTGTACCTCCTAGAGCTTTAATATCAGATGATGCAAAGCGTGAAGCTTTATTAGCAGGTATAAACATAAATAGGATGATGTCATGATAGAAGAAAAAATAAATCTATTTAACGAAGGTGGATTACGTGATGATGGTGGTGAGACAGAACCAACGTCAGGCAACAAAGTGCCATCAGGTTCACTAAAAGAAGAAGTAGCAGATGATATACCTGTAATGATGAGTGAGGGTGAGTTTGTCTTTCCTGCTGATGTAGTGCGATACATTGGACTTGAAACACTTATGAAGATGCGACAGGATGCAAAGCAAGGTCTAAAGATGATGGAAGAGATGGGACAGATGGGTAACTCAGAGGAAGCTACCATACCTGATGACATGCCTTTTGAGATGGCAGACCTTATTGTAGTATCTGGTAGTAAACCTAAAAAGATGCAAAGTGGTGGACTATTAGATGATCCACGTTTTCAAAGACCTGAAGGTGGTGGGGATACCCCAACCATAACAGATGAAGATAGAAAAGAAATGGAAGATGCATTACTAAGAACTGGTTATGGTAGTGTTGTTATGAAAAGATATGTGAATGCAGATGGAGAGGTAAAGTATATACCATTTGTTAATGGTGAACCTCAGATGGAGATACCAGAGGGTTATGAGTTAGATGAGTCTGCACCTAAAACTGAAAGCAATATAGGTGGTAGTGGAGACTCTGGTGGTGGTGGAGATAGTGGTGGACCTGCATCACCTGCACCTGCCTTTGGAGATGGGATGACATTTGAAAAGCCCAGAGGACCAATGGTAGATGGAGTAGAGTATAAGAATCTTCAAGAAATGGATGAAGATACATTAATAAAATATTATAAACAGTTTGACAGTCCTATCTACAGATATGCTGCAACAGGGGCTGCATTATTCTTTAGTCCACTTGCAGGTCTAGCAATTATGGCAGGACAAACTTTGAGTAATAAAAACTCTCCAACTGGACTAAACGCTGTACAAGAAGAACTAAAGAGAAGAAAGCTTACTGGTGAACAAAGAAAAATTGTGTTAGCAACTGCTGAAAGTCTACGAAAGAATGGATCAGGTGGTATAGGTACTTTAGGTAAAAAGTTATTGCAGGGCATAGGTATACTAAGTAACACAGAACAAGGTCAGGAACTAACGGATTTTGAGAAAGCAATAAAAAGTGGTAATACTGCAGGTGCAACAAAAGCTGCAGGTAAAGCAGTAGGATCAAATTCAAATAATCAAGATCTGCTTATTGATGCTAGTAGAGAAGGATTTCAAAAGTATATCACAGAGGGTGGTATGGGAATGGATATAGATAAAAGACAACCTCCTGCAGAACCACAACCATCAGGACTTCCTGTAGAATTAGGAGAACAAGCATCTGGATTTGCAGAACCAATAACACCTGCTGTAGCAGGAGATCCTACATTAGGACTACCTGCAATAGACCCAACAGCTTCAGGAGCTTTTCCTTCTGTAGATGTAGGAGATCCTTCTACTATATTTGATGAAAAAAGTTTTATTAATACACCCATTATAGAATCTCAAAAAGTAGAAGCTGAGAAACGATTAGGAGATCAAGACATTGATGAACAAAAACTTATTGAAGGTCAGATAGACAGAAGTGAAGAGTCTGCACCCTTTAGACTTTCAAGAACACAGTTTCAACCTGACTACGGATTTAGTAGAAGAGAGCAAAGAGCAGCTCAAAGAGAAAGAATGGATGACACTAGAACTCTTGGTCAAAAAATATTTAGTCCTTCAGAAGAGAGATTTGGAATTAAAACAGATAATAGAATAAAACAAACTCCTGCCTACACTCCTACCTATACACCTAGTGATGATGATAGAGATGGTGGAGGTAGTAGTGATAGTTTTTCAGCTATAGATGATTTCTTTGGTGGAGACTTTGGTCAACCATCTCAACCATCTCGACCTGCTCCTAAGACTGACACATATGCAGATCTAACAGGTAATCCTTTTGGAGACAGGGGTAGAACTCAAACATCACAATCAATAGGAACTGGTGGCGACAAAACAGCAGGAGAAAGATTTGGTCCTACTGGTGGGTTTTATGTAGGTGGTGTACCTACAAAACCTATGAAACCACAGAGACTAAAGAAAGGTGGTTTAGCTAAACCCAAAGTTAAACCCAAACGAATGAAGAAGGGTGGATTGGCTTCATCACGTAAAAAATAAATCCACACTATGTTGGCTACCTAACTCCCCATCTAACATGGCATACAGTTAGCCCTAACGAAAGGTAAAGTAAATGGCAGAAGCACAAGCAAAAGTAATGGTACAAGATGCTACACCTAAGAAGGTAATGGCATTAGCATCTCGTAAGTATTCACGAGAAGATAAAATTCAAAAAGATCAAGAGGAATTAGATCAGCTTATTGCAGAGAACAAAGGTGAGGTGAAGGAAGAAGCTCAAGAGGAGCAAGAGCCTACCACTGCAGAAGAGAAAACTTTTAAGAAACGCTATGGTGATCTTAGAAGACATGCTCAACAAAAAGAATCTGATCTACAGGAGCAGATAAATCAGCTAAAGGAACAGCTTGATAGTGCTACTAAAAAACAAATAGAGCTACCAAAGTCTGATGAGGACATTGAAGCATGGACAAAAAAGTATCCTGATGTAGCAGGTATAGTAGAAACCATAGCTATCAAAAAATCTAAAGAACAAGCACAAGAGCTTGAGTCTAGGATTCAGAAAATAAATGAGATGCAGGAATCAGCTACGAAGGAGAAAGCTGAAGTAGAATTATTAAAACTACATCCTGATTTTGTGGACATTCGTGAGGATGATGACTTTCATAACTGGGCTGAAGAGCAACCACAGTGGGTGCAGAAAGCTCTATATGAAAATGATAATGATGCACTATCTGCAGCCAGAGCTATTGATCTTTACAAAGCTGATAAAAATATTGGCAAGAAAAAGACAAGCTCAAAGGATGCAGCATTAGCTACAAATCCAAAGTCAACACGCACTAAACCTCAGACTAACGAGGAGTCTACATATCTAAAGGAATCTCAAGTACAAAAGATGTCATCACAGGAGTATGAGAAGAGAGCCGATGAAGTCATGGAAGCTATACGAACTGGTAAGTTTGTCTATGATGTATCTGGTTCTGCTAGATAAAAAAGTTGACATTTAGAAATTTATACATATAACTATGTATAATACTTAGAATGCACACATATAGCCCCTTCTGGATACCTATTGTGTGCATTACATCACAAACGACAATATGGTGAGACTTACCTAATTTAACAAGCCCAGTATGTACAACTGCACCTTGATCTAAGTTAGCCCCTAATCAATAATTGTAATTTGTATCTGTGACCCTGAAAAAGTAAGGAGGATTAACTATGGCTTTTTCAACCGCTGCAGGTTATGGCAATTTACCTAATGGTAACTTTTCGCCAATAATCTATTCCAAACAGGTACAGCTTGCTTTCCGTAAGTCATCTGTTGTGGAGGGTATCACAAATTCTGACTATTTTGGTGAAATTGCTCAGATGGGTGATACTGTTAAAATTATCAAAGAGCCTGAGATTACTGTAAAATCTTATGCTCGTGGTACTACTATCACACCTCAGGACTTGGACGATGAGGACTTTTCTCTTACCGTTGACAAAGCAAACTATTTTGCATTTAAAGTCGATGACATTGAGGAAGCTCATTCACACGTCAACTTTCAATCTTTAGCAACCGACAGGGCTGCTTACAGACTTTCAGATCAGTACGATCAGGAAGTACTAGGCTACCTATCAGGTTACGCACAGACTGCTCTACACGCTAGACCAAGCTCTGTAAATACATCTGTGTCTGGTTCTAAAGCTGTATCAACTGCTGCTTCAAACGAACTGCTTGCAACTATGCAGGTAGATGCTGAAGACTTCAACGGTGGTTCTTCAGGCAACTCTATTGTTGTTCAGCCAAGAGGAATGGGCGATGGTGTTAATACCACTGCTGCACATGCTACACCTCTAGCTGTTATCAACAGAATGGGGCGAAAGCTTGACCAACAGTTTGTTGATAAAGAGGGAAGATGGCTTGTAATCGACCCAGTCTTTGCTGAATTGCTAAAAGATGAAGACTCCAGAATTATGAATGGTGACTTTGTTTCTTCAAAGGACGAACTCAAAAATGGAATGATCTTTAGCAACTTGCATGGCTTCAAAGTGTTTATGTCAAACAACCTACCTGAAGTCGGTAATGGTCCTACAGGAGCAACTTCTACTGGATCAAGCCACTTTGGTGTAATCGTTGCAGGACATAGTTCAGCAGTAGCCACTGCAGAGCAAATCAACAAAACAGAGACATATCGTGACCCTG